CCGATAGTCACGTCGGTAATGGCAAAGCCAACCATGGTGACAGCGGAGTAGGTTTCGTCAGTTGCTTCGGTCCAAGAATCGATCCAGTCGAGGTTCGTGGCGTAGAGTTTCTTGATACCGCCAACGGTAAAGGCGCATCCTTTAGCGTGGCCTTGTGTGATTAAGCACATATTCTTTTTTCTGAATTAGAAATGATCAAAAGAGAAAATTGGGAGCAGACGTGTTGCCTGCTCCCGATTGTGCCGTTGATTAGGCGTAGTACACGATTTCTTCAGAAACTGCGTACTGCACGCCGAGCTTGTAGCGCCCTTTGATGCGGACTTTGGAATCGCCGGTCGTTTCCGACATTGGGATCACCTTGAGGTCGCGAATGTCGCTCACCAAGTCGGTGCCAACCCACATGCGAGTGAAGTCGGCAAAGACCATCGTGTCGTCAGACATGCCGTCAACAGCGTAGATTTTCCAACCCAAACGCTCAAGCATGTCAGGAACCGTAGTCAACAACGTCGGGTTGAAGACCAATGCGTTCAAGCCTGCGATGATGAGGGCGTAGGTCGTTTGGTTCACTGCGATGCCGACTTTTTCGCGGCTACGCAAGCGGCGCATTTGACCTGGAATTGCGGCGATGACCTTGTCCAACTCCGTAATGATATTTGCGGCGGTCAAAACCTCACCTGCGGTAAAAACTTTGCGGCCTAATCCAGCCATTGAATCTCCTCTTAGAAGGCTAAAGCGTTGCCTGAGTCTAGCTTACCAAATTGAGCGTCATCAAGAACGAATAGGGCAAAGTCTAGCGTGGCGAAGCCGAGCGTCAGAATGTGGTTGTCAAGGTCAATCGTGTGATTTACCGAGATTATTTCAGCGTATTTGTTTATAGCAGGGGGGATTTGGTTTGGGGTGAACTTGATTTGGACTACATCCCCAATCTCTAGGGCTAAGAGGTCTTCTTGTTGCCCTGTCGTCAGCTCGTCCAAAAGAATGTCTACTGCCTCAAAGCGGTATTCGGGGGATGAATACTTCTGAGAGTAGAAGTCAGCTAGTTCCTCTAGGTCGGTGTCGTCCCCAATCAAAAGCCCGGTTCGGGTCAGGTTGAAGATTCCGTACTCCTCAATAGAGTCAAGGTCTTGTTGTACTACCTGCGTGGTTGTAATCGAGGACTCTAAAACAATCTCATTGGCTAGAAGCTCAGAGCCATACTGCACTCGGATTGTCTGGTAGGGGATACCTGTGCCATCATCGGAGAGGGTCACGCCATCGGTTAGAGGTGCAGTGATGCGGTCTTTGAAAACAACCGAGCCGTCTTTACCGATAAAGAATGCACCGGGTTCGGACTGCTCGATGAGACGGAAGTATTCCAAAGCGTTTGTGTTGTCGGCAATAGTGTCTGCGCCGAGTGTCATCTGCCCTGTGTCAATTTGTCTTAGGGATAGAGGCCAGTCAATCTCAGGTAAAGAAAGAATTTCATTTATTCTTTCTCCTGACTTCTGGGCAGTGTTTGTTCTTGTAAAGAGTGTCTGTGATGCAAACGAAGCTGTTGCGTCTGAACAGGCAGCAGCGGCGATTGAGTCACCATTAGGTTCGTACTGAAGGTTCCAGTCGTCAATAAGACCATAGAACTGAATAGAGCTTCCTGAGCTTATTCTTACCTGTCTCTTAGGGATAATCTGGCCTGCGAAAGGACTAGCGGCATACTCAGGGTCAAAGGTGCGACTGTTGTTATTGAAAACAATGTTGGCAAGTCCTTGGTCGTACTGGTCAAGCTCTCGGTTCTTGCCTCGTGTGATTGAGACTGAGGTAACGAAGTTCGTCACATCGTAGAAAAGCTCGCCACCTAATACGAATGAGGTGTTATCTAATACACCCTGAATAGGGTCGTCAAGACGAAAGAACGGCCCTGTGCCTGAATCGGTCAGGTCAAAACCAATTTCAACTTTTGTTGTAGGTTGCGACATTAGACGGCCATGAATCCTGTTCTAACTCCACCGCCACCGCCGGTGTATTTGTTGATTACCTTAGAGATTTGCTTACCTGTCTCAGCGGCAGATTTAGTTGGGTCGGTTCTGGCGATTACGGTTATCTTGGTCACAGGTGGTGTTTTATTTGGGTCAGGCACGACAGGGATAACTGGAGGTGGCACATTTATTGAAGGGCCAGTTACTTGCAGCCCTGCAAGCTCAGCGAGTTTAGCCATCAGAGAGTCAATCTCTGTCTTTAGAGAGGAAAGGTCGCCCTTGATTGCTTCTAGGTCTTCTTTTAGCTTTTCCCTGAGGTCTGCCACAGACTTTTTGAAAGCATCGTTAGCCTCGGTTAGATTCTTGTTAAGCTCCTCTTGAAGTGCAAGCAAAGCATCTACCTGCTCCTGTTGGGTAGCGGTATAAAGGTCTTTGAGTTCCTGAGTTGCCAGCCCTGCCTTGTCGTAGATTGACTTAGCCAAAGTATCCATGCCGTTGTTAGCTTGAGACTCGACAGCAAGGAATAGGTTGCGTAGTTCGTCCTGAGTCTCTGGCGTAGCCTCTAGGATGGCTTTAGCCAGCTCATTTCCGGTCTCTGTACCTGCACCCACAACCTGCTCTATAAAGGTCTGTGAGAAGCCTTTGGAGGCTAATAGAGAGGCATTTTCAAGGAGTGTCTTAGAGTCCGTAAGTCTCTTTGTTAGACCTGCCACCAAGTCATTGACGGAACCGCCAACAGTCTCCTCGGTCTCACGAGTAATGGTGGTACGGATGTTACCGACTAGCTTGCTTACTTCAGTCTTGACCTTCTGGGTTGTGCGCTCGCCGAATAGGTCAGAGATGCTGACAGCCACGACAGACCGATAAACTTCACGCAATCTGTCTTGTGATTGCTTCACAATGTCATTTAGTCGGTTAGCAAACTCTTTATTAGTAGCAGCGACATCTTTCGCATAGTCAGCATTTATCTGAGCTAGATTTTCTCTTAGTTCCGTCTGTAATTCAGTTAGTTGCTTGTTGGCATCGTCAATTAGTTTGCGAGCCTCAGCTAGAGCCTTGCGCTGTTCCTCAGCCGCTTTCCTCGCAGCCTCTTGTCTGTCTTTTTTAGCCTGCTCAGCTTTTGTCTTACCAGAAGGAGTGCTAGGAGTAAAACTTGGAATGAAGGCCGAGCCACCGCCAGTCTTATTAGCTCTGGCTTTAGCCTCGTCTTGTCTGCGATAAATCTCTTGAACAAATTGGTTGTATCGGGTCAAGAATGAAGAGAATTGTCTGCCTGCACCAGCAAAGTCACCTGCGAAAATCATTCCGATTGTCTTAGCTGCATCGCCAGCCACAAAGGCAATTTGAGCAAGTCCAACAGCAGCGGCATCTACAAGATTTATGAAGAAGGTTAGAGCTGTGCTACCAGTAAGTTGCCTAAAGAGAGCGTCAATTTGCTTTATTGCTTCTCCGATAGAAGCTGCCATAGAGGCAAAGGCGGTCTGGAAATCTGCCGTTGCAAAGTAATCAGCAATTTCATTTAGATAAGGCAGGAACATCTGCCCGATTTGTTCTTCTAGCTCTCCAAAGATAATTGTTAGACGCTGGAATGGGTCATTGCGAGCAGCGGTCTCGGCAGCGCCAGCGAACTGTTCTTCGAGCATCGCAAAGACATCTACGCCTTCTTGAGCTTTGATACCTAAACGAGATAGGGCTGTGGTGTTTCCTTGGTAGGCACGAGACAGGGCAATAGCTACGGCATTGACATCTCGACCAGTTGCAGCAGAAACATCCAGAGCAATGTCCATTAGGCGTGTTGCTTGAGTGACATCTCCAGTTGCTCGTACAAGTTGCCCAAAGGCAGGTCGCAAAACATCATCAGCAACAGCCGCTTCCATCTGCATCTTTGAAATAGATTGCTCAACAGAAGCAATTAACTCTTCATTTGCCCCAACAGTATTTCTAAGCTGTTCAGCTAAAAGGGCTTGTGATTTAGCATCCTCAGCGGCAGCACGACTAAAGTTTGCAAGCGCCTTGATTGAAAAGGCGGCGGCAATAGCGCCACCAACCTTTGCTACTGACTTGCCAATGTTGTCAAAGGCTTTTTGTGCGTTCTTTATGCCTTTGTCATCGTAGACAGACTTGAGGACAACTCTTACTTGTGACATTACTTGTTCCTAAACGCTTTGTCGAAATACTTTTGTAAAACTTTGTCAATTTGCAGGGCAACATCATCTACCCTTTTCTCTAGGGCAGGCCAACCAAATCTAGAGGCTCCGCCATACTTAGAGCGCAATTCTTCAATCATCTTTTGACCCTGACCCGATAGTCGATGTCTGCGAGTCACTACTGAACCATCTCTTAGACGATAAGTGTAAGTCCTTGATTGACCAGCACTTCTTCCATTGCTCTTTCTACCTGCCATGTCAGCCATAGAGACAGCAGGGCTTTGAAGAATAATCTTGGCGATTGGGGTTGTCAGGCTTCGACCTGATGGTCTAACTGCACTAGATACCGAAACAGACTTAGGGCCTTTGGCTTTGTTGCGTAGCCCTTGACCATGCTTGCCAGTTCCCTGCCAGTTCAAGCGACCTTCATTTATGTAATAGCTAGTATTTCCTGTTACAGGATTAGTCCTACGAACTGCAAAACCCATTCCCGACAAAGGTGGGCTGTTGGGGATTGTTTTTTGTATTTCGTCTGCGACAGGTTTAGCAATAGTGCGGATTTCTTTTTTGTAAAGCTTCACTGCGTCAGGTTCGATGCTTCTTAGCTTTTTTAGCATCAGCTTTACATCAGCCGAATTTAGCTCAAGCATTGGTCTTAGCATCGCACACCTCTAGTCAATTCTACCTAATAGAAAACCGCCCCAAGTGGGACGGCTTCTATTTATTGAGTTCTTGCCCTCGCCAGACTAGGTATCTACCCATAGTCCAGAGCATTCGCTCGTCAAGCTTTAGTAACTCCGCTGGGCTTACTTTGAACTCATAAGCCAGCGAAACTAAATACCAATGAGCTGAGCTATCTCCTAGCCCTTTTATGCTTTTGGGTCAGTCGCACCAATAGACGCAACAGTCTCTACCCAACTGTCAAAGTCAGCAGTGACTAGCTTTTGTCTAGTTAGCGATGACCAAGCAAGCCAGAGCAGGTGAGTTACTTTCATCTCCTGCCCTAGCTTGGCAATGCTTAGTGAAAATTCGCTCTCAAACTTCACCATGTCAGACATCACTACTGGGACATCTTTCTTGGTTCCGTCTAGGAACTCGACTTCAAGTTGCATTCTCATCTTGGTTTCCTTTCTTTCTATTTAGTTATTTAGGCTGTTGTGCCACGAGTAACTGCACCGGTGATTGTCCAAGTTAGGTTCTGGACTGCTAGGTCACCGACTGCTCCGCTTACCGGGGCTACATTGTCCACAAGGGCAGCAAACTCATACTTCGGACGGCTAGTTCCAGCAGGGGTTCCAGCAGGGAAGATGGTTACTGTTGCGACTGTGTTGAAAAGGTTGTAGATGACTGAATCTAGTGCGGTTGCTGCGTAGTCGTTGTGAAGCGACAAGGTAACAGAACCAGACTTTAGACCGCCTGCGTAGGTTCTCCAACCAGCGTCTCCGAAACTTGTGGTCTCGATAGCGTCAGCGGTTGTGGTGAGTTCCACGCTGTTTACATTCTGAGAGATTGCTGTTCCGTTTAGCTGAACAACAACATCCGTCAGGACTTGCTTTGGCATTTATTTTCTCCTAATTAGTTAGCTAACACACGAACATTGAACTCGGCTGCCAGATAAGTTACATCTGAAATCAGAACCGAGCCATAGTTCGTCATTTCGGTCACTATGCAGTCAAAGGCCTTTCCGCCTAGTGTCCTATCCGATTCTACCGCAAGCCCAATAGCTGATTCTCCATCGCTGGAGCAGTAGGCATCGAGTCTTCTTTGAGCAGTTCTTTCATCTACCCTGCCAACAATAACCTGAATCGAAAAGTCATACTCAGTCATCCCACGCTTGAAGTCTTGGTGATACTGAACTCGATTGAGTTGCACTACCGCAATCGGTGGGCTTGGGTTGTCGGGAATTGTGGCAGCAGTTCTTAGACCGGGAATGGTCGCAAGGTTAGCTGCTAGGGCTTCACGAAGTTCTGTGATGTTTGCCATTACGCCATTGCAATTCTGCGGTAAGGGTCAATAAGGTGCTGAACATCTGGGTCAAGGCGGAAGCCGATTCTCATTGAGCCTAGTTCGCCAGAGATGATGCCCAAAGGTGAGTCGAGACGCTTGAAGATTCTGGAAGCAAGAATGACAGTTGCCTGAGTGATTGCGATAGGGACAGCAGACCAGCCCCAAGTTCCTGTGATGCGAACAGTTGCCTCACCATTGACATAAGGGAAGTAGTAATCCTTGACAGCTCTGATTTGAGTAAAGGAGGTAACTAGACCGCCTGCTCGACCATTTAGAGGTTCTTGCTGCCAGTCATCGCTTGCCCACTCTGTATCGAAAGTGTCGCCATCTTCAGAAGTCTCTACCTTTGAAAGAGTGATGAAGTCTTCTGTTGGGCAGACATAGTTGTCAATCGGTGCGAAAATCTTTACAGCAGTTCCAGCGTTGTAGAAGTAACGCTCGGTGTAAGAGTCAATCTGTCGAGAGGCTGATTCAATCGCCATCTCTAGCAGTGAGTCGTCAAATCCATCGGCAATGCCGATAGCTGCTTTGACCTGTTGAAGTGTTGCGTAAGAATTGGTAAGTGCCATGAGTTCTCCTGCCCCTATTCTAGCTTACGGCTTTAGTGGCGACAATGATGATGTCATCTGAGCGCCCTTTTACTTGGCGGTTGTCGTAGGTCTTATAGGCGATTCCTTGACCAGAGAGCATCTCTTGGATTTCTTGCATCTCGCCATCTCCAATAATGTCTTCAATGAAGTATTTGCCCCCTTCTTTTACCTTGTCCCAAAGCAATCGAAAAGTGTTTATCTGGTCATGCAGAAGGTGGGAACCATCGTCAATTATGTAATCAAAGGTCTTGCCGTCAAGCTGTGCAATCGGCTGAGTAGCGTCTGCCAAAAGGACAGGGACAGCAAAAAGAAGATGCTTCCTAGTTATGTCAATTCCAATAATCTCTGAGTCCACGAAATACTCTTGCCACATTCTTATTGAGTGACCCTGCCAAACACCTATTTCTAATAGGCTGATGCTCTCGGTTTTGGTCATCTCTGATTCGTAAATTTCAATGTAGCTGTGGGCAGTTCCTTTGTCGCCACCGCCATCTGCCGCAGAGAATCTCGCATAAATCTCTGCGAGTGTCACATTAGCCTCTTTGACCAAGTATCTGGGAGTTTGTCGCTGGCTATCTCAATAGGCAAGTGGTACTCGAAGTCTTTAGCTCCACGCTCTCTAATCCATTCGACTAGCTCGGTTAGTCCCTCGTCTAGGGTCGTAGAGGTTTCGTAGCCCAAGAGGCTTCTGGCTTTGTCGCTAGAGCAAAGGGCAATCTTGACTTCTTGTGGTCTGCCCCCGGTGTAAATCGGCTCGAAGTCTGTTCCTACGATTTTCTGTAACCTGCCTGCAAGTTCGTTGATTGTGACCGACTCTTCGTCAGGGCCAATGTTGATTACCTCGCCCACAGCATCGTCACTGAGGCAGGCGGTGTAGAGCGGTTCGATTACATCGTCAATAAAGCTAAAGCATCGCATCTGAGTTCCATCGCCATAAATGATTGGTGGCTTGCCCTGCAAGAGTCGGTTGGTCATAATCGAAGCGACATTGCGGAAAGGGTCATCGTACTTTTGTCGTGGCCCGATGATGTTGTGAGGGACAAGGATTACCCAGTCCATCTCGTGAGTCTCGCAGATGTTCTTTACCAAGAGTTCTGAAGCCATCTTTGCAATGCCGTAGGGGTCTTGCGGTGCAAGGGTCATGTCCTCGGTGTAAGGGGTCGGGAGTGTGCCGTAGCGAGCCATAGATGACAGGTAGACAAACTTCTGAACACCATGCCTCTGAGAAGCCACCAGAGCGTTTGTAGTGGCTTGAACTGTGTTCTGCACGACCAGACTAGGGGAGAAGACTGAAAGCCCCTCATAAGCCGTACAGGCGGCGTGTATGACCAAATCTGAGCCAACGAATCCATCTTCCATCAGTTCTATGTCCCAAGCTAGGTCATGCTGGTAAAACTCGACCTCATCGGGAACATTTGAGAGGTAGCCCCCGACTAAGGAATCTATGCCTTTGACCTTCCAGCCCTCGGCTAGAAACAGGTCAGCTAGGTGCGAGCCTAGGAATCCTGCCACTCCTGTGATTGTTACTTGTGCCAACTGTTTGCCCTTATTCTTTCTAAGTTCCAGCGACCCTCGGTGAAGTCATTAGTGTCGCATTTGTTTTGGAAGTAAGCCTGATTGGAA